GTCCTCCTAGCCCACCAAGCCCACCAAGCCCACCAAGTCCACCCAGTCCACCAAGTCCACCAAGTCCTCCTAGCCCACCAAGTCCTCCAAGTCCTCCAAGTCCACCCAGTCCTCCATATGGTGGTTACTGATAAATATTAATACAATACTAGAATTATGTCAGAAAGACCCGAAGAACAACAAAATTGGCAATTAAGACAGTACGATTCATTCGGTCCACACTTTAGAATTGATACTGGTAATCCCCAGATGGGATATAATGGAACAGTAGTATATGATTTATTAGGTTCTGGTAAAGATGGAAATTCAAGTGCAGTTGGAATGACAGAAGGTGGACTGTATCACATATATAATGATCAGTGTATTGAAGTTATAGGTGGAAATAAAGTAAGTGGTGGAGGTGTATGCGTAAATATTGTAGGAGCGAATGGAGATGTCACTATCACTGCAATGAGTAATGGTGATGTAAGAGTAACAGGTCAAAATATAATTCTAGATGCTGATAAAAATATTGAAGTAAAAGCTGGTGGTAAATTTAAGGTTACAGCAGATTCAATAAACATGAGTTCAAATACTTGTTATATTTCTGCACCTTATGGAAAAATACGAGTTCGTGAAGTTGCTTGGCTTGGCAGTGTTTTATCTGGTACTACTGTATCTGAAGACTTATGGAGTAAAGCATAATGTCAAGATTTGAGGGGGGTGAGATTCCGATACCTGATTACGATTCGTCAGATACACGTAATTTTAATCAAAAAGTTGAATTTTATAACGATGTATACATCTATGGTGATGTTTATGCTGATATAAAGAGTGAGAATTTATTATGGGCTGATAATGTTGAACTTACAAGTTTGACTCTCTCTCAAAATTTATTTGTAAATGGTATTTCAACTTTTATAGGCACAACTTTTCATTATGATATAAACACTGATTATCTGACTGTTTATCAACAACATAATGTTGGCACCTCTGGTACAGTTTTTGTTGCAATTTCCTCTACGAGTAATGAGAATGGACTTATAAGTGGTCGAGTTGGTATTGGAACCACTCAACCAGTTTCTAAATTTCAAGTAAATGATACAGATACTTCTTTTGTTGTAGATGAGTTTGGTTTAGTTGGTATTGGAACTACTCAACCAGATGCTAAATTTCAAGTAAATAATACAGAAGATACCTCTTTTGTAGTCACCGATTCTGGAAGAGTTGGTATTGGAACCACTCAACCAGATGACGCTTTACAGGTAGGAACATATATTGATGAAGAAAGCGAACTTCCAAATTCAACATTTGTTGTTTCTGGACTTGGTTCTGTTGGAATCGGAACCACCAGAGTTGGTGGCGATTGGACATTAACCACCAACACATATAGTGATGCCACAAACGGACCTCTCAAATTAGATGTTGATGGAAGCATAAGAGTAGCAAGAAACATTTATGATTCAGCTGGTTCGCCAGGTCAAAATGGTTTCTTTATGAATCGAGATGAAAATGGTATTCGTTGGGTATCATTTGAACCTGATTTTTCAGAAGGTATTTTTATACAAGAAAATGGTACCTATATTCCTACTGTTGGTGCTGCTCAATCATTTACCGTATTAAATTTTACTCAAATAAACAGTGGAGGTACTGGTGTTGATAACATAGTTGCGATTCCAAATGCCTCAAACCCCACTCTAATTGCAGATATACAATCAAAAGATTTTTGGGGATTTAATGGAAATAATATCTATAGATTATCTAACGTTGGTATCAATAATAGTAATCCAGCTACGACACTTGATATTACTGGAACAGTTCATGCAACAGGTGACGTTGATTTTGACTCTGCTTTAAATGTTGATGGTACAACAACACTCAAAGATACTTTAGATGTTGATGGGGCAACCACTCTTAATAACACTCTTGACGTTGATGGACTAGCAACTTTTAATGATATAACTGATGCAACAAGTCCAACTTCAGGTTCAGTTCAGATTGATGGTGGTGTTGGCATTGTAAAAAAATTATTTGTAGGTAGTGACACAAAAATTAATGGAACAACTGAAAGTTCAGATAAAGATACAGGAGCATTAGTTGTCGAAGGTGGTGTAGGTGTTGAAAAAGATATTAATATTGGTGGTTCAGGAGTAATACAGGGTAGATTAGATGTAAATGATACAACAAATTCAACGAACATAACATCTGGTGCGGCTGTTATTGATGGTGGTCTTGGTCTAGCTAAAAATATTCATGTTGGTGGTTCAGGAGTTATCGCTGGAAGATTAGATGTAAATGATACAAATCAGTCAACGAGCACAACTACTGGTTCTGTTGTTATAGATGGAGGAGTTGGAGTTGCTAAAAATATGAACGTAGGGCAAGATGTTAAAGTAGGAGGTAATCTAGAATTAGAGTCAAAAATACTTGATTTCTTTAATAATAGTGGTGTGGGTGTATGTAAGACAGATTATCGCTTATCATCTTTTGATGTAACTGGAGTTGGTATAGGTGTATCTTGGAGACCATCTGGTGTACAAACAAAAAGAACTATTTGGGTAACAAAAAATGGATGTGATACTAACAGTGGATTACTTGAAGGTGATGCAAAATATACTATCGGTGCTGCTGCTGCAATTGCTCAAAAAGGTGACACCATTAGAATTAGATCAGGAACCTATATTGAAAATAATCCAATCGGACTTCGTGAGGATGTTGCCATAAGTGGTGAAGATTTGAGATTAGTATTGTTAATTCCAGAAAATAAAAATAAAGATTTTTTCCACGTTAGAAGAGGATGTTTAATTGAGCATTTAAGTTTCACGGGAGCAGCACTTGCTGATGATCATTCAAACTGTGGTGCAGTTGCTTTTCCACCAACACAACAGGCAATTAATGCTGGTATAGATTCTAAAGCACAGACTGGTTTTATAGAATTTGGACCAGCGGATGAAGGTGATGATTTAAGATGGAGATCACCATACATTCGTAATTGTACAAACTTTATGACAAAGAGTATTGGTATGAAAATTAATGGTGATTATGCAAATGCTGATGCTTCGGGAACAAATAATCTAGGTCAAGATTTAAAGTCGATGGTTTGCGATTCATTTACACAATACAATGAGGCTGGTATAGGTGTATCTTTATCAAATAATGCATACGCACAATTAGTTTCAATTTTTACTATCTGTTGTGACGTTGGCATAGCGGCTACCTCTGGTGGACAATGTGATCTAACAAACTCAAATAGTTCATTTGGAAATGTAGGTCTAAAAGCAGATGGATTTGGTATTGTGGAGTTTGATGGGGAAACTTTAAATGAAATTCCAGCAGGTAGTGATTCAATAATATCAAAAGATACGAGAGATTTTAATACTCCATCAAGAAGAATAAGAACACCGTTTGATGGACAAGGAGCGTATTTTCATTTGGATATGAATGATTATGCTGATACACCTTCAACTGCTAATGTGACTACTCCCCTTGAACTAGTTAGAGCAATAAAGATTACAAATGGAGGAAATGATGGTGATTATACTGCTTCATCACCTCCAATTATCACTGTGGTTGATGCAGATAATAGTAATCTTCCAGATCCACTAGGACCTGAAGGTATTCTACCAGAATTTTCTCCTAATGTGAGTGCTGCTGGTACAATTACCTCTGTTGATATTATCAATAGTGGTAGAAACTTTTTACCATCTCAAAATTTAGTTGTGACTATATCAGGAGGTGGTGCTGCAACAGCTGTGGTAGATATGGATCCAATATTGTTTACTGTAAGTGAAGCCTCAGATGCATCATCTGTCACAGGTTTTTCAACAGTGACTTTTAATGAATTTATACCATACTTGATTCCTTCTGGAAAAAAAGTTGAATTTGTTAGATTAAGTCGTATTATAACTAGTTCACACTCATTTGAATATATCGGTGCTGGCACAGACATAAATACAGCTAACCCATTCCAGGCAGGTTCTCCTATTCCTGAACAGGAGGTTGTTGCCATAAATGGTGGGCAGGTGCCTTTCACTAGCACTGATCAAAAAGGTAACTTTAGAATAGGTGATGGATTGACAATCGATCAAACTACATCTACAATTAGAGGAAGAGACTTTAACAGAGCAATACAAGCACAACTTACTCCATTAATATTAGCGTTGAATTAAATGGCAATAGCACCAGTAAATAAATTTATATCTGTAGCTGTTCCTGTTGCACCAGGTCTGCAAAAGTTGTATGAGGTTCCTACAGGAACTTCTGCACTTCTTCTCTATACGCAGGTGACAAATGTTGGTATTGCTGTAACTTACCCAACTGTTACATTTCTGCAAAGGAGAACATCAAGAAGTACAGGAAATACAAGAGATATAAGAGTAATTAAAGATATAGAAGTTCCACCAAATGATGCAGCAATTATAGTTGATGGTAGATTAGTATTAGAAAAAACACCTCTAATATTAGATGAGATTTACATACAGGGTGCACAAGAAGGAGTGGGTATAATACAAAATGTCACTTATCATGAACCATCTGGAATAGCAACCATTACAACTAAAGAAAATCATAATCTAAGTGTCTCTGATCCAATTACACTTCGAGGGATATTCTTTGAATGTACTGGAAGCACAGGTATCACTACAAATATCTTTCCTGATCCTCAACAAACATTTGTAGTGGATGATGTTATTGATGAAGGACCACTGAATGTGGGTACATCAAAAACATTTTCTGCGATTGTTGGAACATCTAAGGGTTATCCACATATTTACAAATCAGCGATTCATTATTTTGAGAGGGCAAAGGATAACGCTGTAGAAATTGTAGATGGAACTGGTGGATATAACAAAGTTACTCCTACAAATGCTTCTTATAATCCAACCACAGGATTCATAACATTCACAGTTAATAGTCATGGTTTTAGCGTTGGTGACAAAATAAGAATTGATGATAATGCAATCAGGTTCACTTGTTCTGAGGATGATAATGCTACAAACCATGACTATCCAAGACCGACTGATTATGCTAGTGATAAAATTTTAGAGATATCATCAAAAACAACTAATACATTTACTATGTTTGTTGGAACATCATCAAACACAACGACTCATACATTTGTATCTGCTGTAGCAAATAGTGTTAAGAAAATTAATGTGCAATTAGATGTATTAAATGCGGTTTACAATGGCGGACCAGGAACTCAAACAATTCATGGAATTTCACTAACAGCAGGTGAGTTAAGATTATTTTTTACAACTCCTCATAACTTAACAGGGACAAGTAATAAAATAAGAATAGTTTTAAATTCCATCGTATTCACCTGCACAATGGATGATCGTTTATCTGAGCACCCCTATCCTAGAAAAAGTGATCAGGCAAAGTATGGAAAAGAATTAAATACATCAATACAATCATCAACTTCACTTGCTGTAAATGTTGGTGCAAGTTCTTCTGGTGGATTTTTTGCTCCTCTTCAGATGGAACTTGTAGCTAGTATCCTAGAGAATAGTACTGCATAATGCCAAAGTATTTAAGTGGTAGAACTAGAAGAAGGTCTCAAGATAAATTATCTGAAGACAGATATAGGTATCTTGGATTAGATCAAGCTGAACCTAATTTAGCAGATCCTGATACGAGTCCTCCAGTCCCTGCGGGAAATCAATTTCAACTTGTTGCGGTTCCTGGTTTTCCTGGCAAAAGATATTGGGTACCAATTGGAGGTGGATTGATACCTGGTGCAATAACTATTTTCGATGAGGGAACTATTGTTTCTGCAGCGAGTAGTATCACGCAATTAAATTTTGTCGGTGCTGCTGTTACTGCAAATGTAAGTGTTCAAAGTCCCTCTGGACATCCTGGTATCGCTGCAACAATTTCCATAAACCCCGTATCAATTTCAGATGATCCTCCAACTGGGGCAAGAAATGGTGAATTATGGTGGGAAAGCGATACAGGAGATTTGTTCGTTTATTATCAAGATGGAGATAGTGCTCAATGGGTTATAGCAAATGCAGGAGCATCTGGAGGTATAAAGGGAGATAAAGGCTTAGATGGAGCTGCTGGTCTGCCAGGACCACAAGGGGTGAAAGGTGAACAAGCTACAATTAATAATAATGCAGATAATCGAGTTATAACAGGTTCAGATACTGAACATGTATTGAATGCGGAATCAAATCTAACTTTTGATGGAACTACATTAGCTGTAACTGGATCTCAGACAATCAGTAATACACTGACAGTTACAAACAATGCAAATTTAAATTCAGATGTTTATATCGGTGGTGAATTAAACTTAACTCTTGGTTCTGATTCCGACAGATATATTGACGCAGCATTAGGCACTAACACTTTAACCATAAGAGGCACTACTGGTGGTGATGCTAATCATCAAAACATGGCATTATTTACCAGAAATGGTTCAGTATCATTAAATTTTAGTGGAAATAAAAAATTTGAAACAACTACTAATGGTGTAAAAATTACTGGTGGACTGCAAGATAAAGATGGACAAACAGGTAATTCGGGACAGTTGCTTGCTTCAACAGGATCACAATTAAATTGGATAAATTCCCCAACTTCGACAACAGTTAATAATAATGCAGATAATAGAGTAATTACAGGTTCGGATACTGCAGATGAATTAAATGGAGAGTCAAATCTAACATTTGATGGCAGTACTTTAACAATTAATGGTGTAACAAACACCACTGATAATATTAACATTGATGCTGATAATAAAAAATTACAAATCGGTGATAGTCAAGATTTACAACTATTTCATAATGCTACAAACTCATTTATAAGTAATATTACAGGAAATTTAGTAATTTCAAGCATTGCTGATATAAGGTTTAACGCTGCTACTTATATCTTTAATAATCAAGCAGATAATGAAAATATAGCAAGATTTACTCAGAATGGAGCCGTTGAATTATATTACGACAATAATATTAAATTAACCACACAAACAGGTGGGATATCAATTACAGGTGGATTGCAGGATAAGGATGGACAATATGGAACATCTGGACAAGTATTAACATCTACTGGATCACAATTAGATTGGAAAGATCCAACTGAAATTGATGCAATAACAATTAATAATAATGCTGATAATCGTTTAATTACAGGTTCAAATACTATTAATACATTAAACGGTGAACCTAATTTAACATTTGATGGTTCTAAATTACGCTTACCAGATAATGTCGAATTACAATTAGGAAGTCAGTCTCCAAACGGTGATTTAAGAATATTCCATGATGGTGAGAGTAAAATATGGGATAACGGTGCTGGTGGATTAGTATTACAATCTGCTACTAGTCCGATTGAGATGAGAGATCTAAGGACAGGTGGTGATGTGGTAATGGTCAAGGCAACTCCTGGTGGTACGGTTGATCTATATGAAGATGGTACTTTAAGATTTCAAACAACTACTAATGGTGTTAGAATTTATGGTGGTTTACAAGATAAGGATGGGCAAATTGGAGCATCTGGACAAGTTCTTTCCTCAACAGGATCATCACTTGATTGGGTAAGTCCAGGTGATTTAGATATATCCGATGAGCAAGTTGAAGATATTGTTGGAGCGATGATTACTGGTAATACTGAAACGAATATATCAGTTACCTATGATGATACAAATGGAAAATTAAATTTTGCTGCTAGAAGTTTTAGCATATCAGTTGTTAATGGTATAAATTCTGATGAGGAAAGGATAAGATTAACAGGAACTAATCCGAATTCAACAGATGATATAACTTTAGAGGCTGGTACGGGATTGAGTATTTCTAGATCTGGTGATAAGATCACTTTTACAAACACTGACACTGGTTCGGGTAGTAATACTTTCATAGGTTTAACAGATACACCTTCTTCTTATGTTGCTAATAAAGTCCTTAAAGTAAATACTGCTGGAAATGGAGTAATATTTGAAGATCTAGATGACCAATATGATTTAGAAGTTGTTAATCATGGTTCATCAACAGGTGCTGGAAGTGGAAATGATACGATCATAAGATTAAATCCAGCAGTAGGAGATAATGATGATGTTAGATTAATAGCTGGTTCCAATGTTACATTAGCACACAGCACCACTGCTGATACCATCACGATAAGCACAAGTGCTGAAATTGATGTAACACAATTAAATCTAAATCGTATTCGATTTGGTCCTGGTAACGCTGTTAATGACGACGCAAATATCGAATGGTTAGGTGGTAATAATGCTGGTTATCTAAGAATTTCAACATCCGATGATAGTGGTACAGAATATATTGAAATAGGTGACTATGCTACTCAAGATGTAAGTGGTGCATTTACACAATGGATGAAATTGAGACGATCAGAACTTTACATGGCACAAGATGTTCGCTTAAATGCAGGTCTTGAGGATAAAAATGGTTCAGATGGAGATCCTGGTCAAGTATTGTCATCAACAGGTAATCAGGTAGAATGGGTAGCAGCGACTTCAGGACCGCCTGGACCACCAGGTAATGATGGTACTGATGGTTCAGATGGAACACCTGGTACACCTTCTAATGTGGCAGGTCCTCCTGGTACACCTTCTAACGTAGCAGGACCACCAGGTTCAGATGGTTCAGATGGACCACCAGGACCACCTGGTAATCAAGGTAATCAGGGTAATCAGGGTAATCAAGGACCACCTGGTAATCAAGGACCACCAGGACCACCAGGACCAGGTGCTACTGATGTACCAAGTGGATCAAAGATGTTATTTTACAATTCATCCTGTCCTTCAGGATGGTCTAACGATAACAACCAAAATAATCACGCACTTAGAACTTCTAGTAGTGGTGGTAGTACATCTGGTTCCACTAATTTTAATAGTGTTTTTGGTAGTGGTAAAAGCACTAGTAATCATACACTAACAACAGCACAAATACCAGCTCACTTCCACTATGTTTTTAGAAATCAAAATGGTGGACAACAACAACATCAATCTAGCTTGACTGCTAACAACTATCCTGCTTGGGGTACTGGTGCGGGTAATAAATATGAAACATATAATATTGTTCATGCAAACAATCAACCAAACGTTGGTAGATCCCAAGAAATAGGTAGTAGTCAAGGTCACAGTCATAATTTAAGTATGGATATTAAATATATAAATGTTAAAATGTGTACAAAGAATTAATTAGTTTACAAATTACAAAAATATGTTATAATAAGAATAAAATACAATATGAAACTTGAACAGGGAGAATTTTGCCCACTTATAGGTGAGAATTGTCTTAAATTAAAATGTTGTTGGTTTACTCAACTTAGAGGAATGCATCCTCAAACTGGTGAGGACATCGATGAGTGGGGATGTGCAGTATCATGGATGCCTATCTTACTGGTAGAAAATTCTAACAAACAAAGAGAGACAAATGATACTGTACAAAATTTTAGAAATGAAACTTTAAATAGAATATCACAAACAATTAATATGAAAACAATCAACGAACCGATTGATAGATTAGAAGGAAATACTAATTAAATTAATTATGTTTCAAGAAGTGATCAATTCTCCAGAAGTTTTCTTAAATGAAGACTTTATCGGAGTATGGGACAATGTTACATTAGATGATTTTAATAATTATGTAATCAATTTATTAGATGAATCAACTCAAATTGTTCCAAGAAGTAATGCAGGTGTTAAAGATGCACAATTAGATATCGCAGCATTTAATCCTATGATATCTGATCATATTATGAATGCAGTCAGAACTTGTTGTGAACAATATTTTAATTGGTATCCATATTTAAAATATTTTCAATATCATAGCACTACCTGTATTCTACAAAAAACAATGCCAACAGAGGGATATCATAGTTGGCACTCAGAGTCAAATAATATTGCTAATGCAAACAGAACTTTAGTTTGGTCTGTATATTTTAATGACTTGGAGGATAGTGGTGAAACAGAGTTTTTATATCAAAAAAAGAAGGTAAAACCAAAAGCAGGTAGAGTATTAATTTTTCCTAGTTCTTTTACTCACTTGCATAGAGGGAATCCACCATACGAAGCAAAATATATTGCAACTGGATGGTTGGCAAGTAATGATCAAACTAATTTCTTATTATAATATAAATATCTAGAAACTGATATAATGTCTGTCTATTCGTTAATAAAAGAAAATTTTGGAACCGATTATATCGGTGCTCTTCGTCATTATCGAGATATTTTATTGAGAGAAAGTGATTGGACACAATTTACTGACTCTCCTTTATCTGAATCAAAGAAGAATGAGTGGAAAATTTATCGTCAAAATTTAAGAGATTTGCCAGCAACTGAATCTGATCCCGAAAATGCAACCTTTCCAACGTTGCCATCGTAAGGTCTAATATATTATTATGAATGATTTGATCCAAATTATTAAAGTTATTGATGATGACGAAGTTCGTCAACTCAATCAATATGCAGATGACTTACAATTTGAACCATCATTAGTAATTCATAAAGGTGAAGGGACAAGAATTGATACATCAGTAAGAACAAGTATGGGTGTTGCTGTAAATGAAAATGACATAATCGTTAAAAATTTACACACAAAATTAAATTTAGCTTTAGATGAATATAAAAAAAGATTAGAAAAGATTAGTTTTATATATGGACATGCTCCAGTGCCTGGTGGGGTAAATGTACGCTCTTGGAGAGAACCTATACAGTTACTTGAATATTCAGGTGGTCAAGAATATAAAATGCACCAAGATATATCTGCTTATAAAAATCAACCAGCTCATGATAGAATATTATCAATTATTCTATATCTTACAAATGATTTTGAGGGAGGCAGGACAATCTTTACACATCAATCATTCAAACCTTCTGTTGGTAGTGCAATTATTTTTCCATCAAATTGGTGTTTTCCACATCGAGGAGAAGCTGTTACCAAAGGAAAAAAAAGAGTAGCTGTTACTTGGTATTTCTCAGAACCTGATAAATAAATTTATGGCAGTTAACTTTCCAAATAATCCAAATATCGGAGATGTACACGTCGTAGGTTTTATTACCTGGCGATGGAATGGATATGCGTGGAAGAAAGTTCCCGAACCCTCAGAAAAAATTCAAGCTCAAGATACAAAGGTTGAGTGTATTGATACTGGTACAAATGGATTTGTTCAAATAGATACGAATGGAAGTGAGAGAATTCGTATTGGACCTGTTGGTCAGATTGGATTACCAGGAACAAATTATGGAACTCAAGGTCAAGTTTTAACTAGTCAAGGACCTTCTGCACAACCAACATGGCAAAATCAAACAGGTGGTGGTGGAGGAGGAGGATCCTCTGATAAAATTTTTGAGGGTGATACTGATGTTGAAACTATCGATACTGGAACTAATGGAAGAATAGTCGCAAGAACTAATAATGTTGAGAGACTTCGCATCACATCTGATGGTAAAGTTGGTATTGGAACCGATAATCCAGGATATAAAGTTGATGTAGATTATAGTGGTGGAGAGGATGGAATAAGAATATTAAATCGTAATGTTGATACTGGTGCAACTAGCATGTTGCGATTTGGAAATGATGAAAATTTAAATAGTGCATTTCTACAGTTGAATAGTTCTGGATATCAGTCAGTTGGCGGACCAAATAATATTGTTCTGGGACATGGATTGAATCGTAGTGTAGTTTTTTCAACAAATGGTTTAGAAAGAGTTCATATTAAGGGTGATGGCAAAGTTGGTATCGGCAGCACTAATCCATCTAAAGAAGTAGATATTAAAGGTGACGTAAATGTTGTAGGTATAACATCATTCTTTGATGATGTATTTTTCCCTCAAAAAGTGCAAGGTGCTTCAGGATTTGAAAGATTAAGTGGAGTTTTTTATGATGCATCAGATGCATCACTAAAATTTAATGGCACAGCAGACATTCAATTTGGTGCCGACGATCCATTCGGTAGACATCTTACAATATTTTCAACAACTAGTGCAGCTCCAGCTCCTACCGCAGGAAATGGTGTGGTCATTAGAGCAAAAGATACTGGTTTAAATATTCAATGTGGTGTTGGTAGTGAAATAATAATTGGTGGTACTTCTGCCTCTACATTTGGTATTCTAAAAATAGATCCAGAAGCAGGAATCACTACTGTTCGCAATAGTTTACATGTGGGTAATGTTTCAACTATCACATTGGATGGATTGACTGGAATCGTCACTGCCTCAAAGTTTGTTGGATCTGTTCAAGCAACTGGTTCTGATTTTACAGGTAACGTTACAATAAGTGGTAATCTTTCTGTAGGTGGAGTTCTTACTTACGAAGATGTTACGAATGTAGACGCTATAGGTATCATAACAGCAAGAAATGGTGTTCAGGTAACAGGTGGAGATTTTGCTATAAAAGATTATATTAAACATATTGGTGATTTAAATACTCGCTTTGGTTTTCCTGAGAATGATACATTTACTGTCGATACAAATGGAACAGAAAGATTAAGAATTAATAATGCAGGTATAGCGACATTTGCAGTAGGTATAGCAACGTTCACAAATGATGTTGTAATTGGTAATGCTTTATTTTTACAAAAAAAGGACAATGCGATTTGTAAAATAACTGGTGATGGTAATTTAAATCTTTACTCAGATGGACTTGTAAGATTTTATGAAAGTGATAATAATAAAAATATGTTTACTTTTGATGTTAATACTACTTATGATGATGCTCGGATGTATATGGAAAGTGATTCTGATACTTACTTCAATCATCCAGATACTAATCAGTTAGGTTTTACCGCTGGTGGAACTG